GTGGTGTGGGTGGTTGCCAAATGTCGTTGCTGTCTAATGTCCACGATGGGTACGGTTGTGGTGCAATAAAGTTTTGGTTGACTGCATCGTATGTGTAGCCGATACCTGCATAGTTTTTGCCTGCGGTGTCAATATATGTTTCTTCCCAGTCGCCACCTAACAGATCGTGACAGAATTGCGCGCCGTCAACAATGTTGTCGTTAACTGCAATAACCTCAGTAACGATGTTGTTGACTATTTGTGCAAAGTAGTTCATTAAAATGTGATGCTTCCGCTACCAGTGAACTTGTATGTTGTGCCGACTACTGTTGGCGAGCCTGTTGTTGATGCTGCAAGTAGACCTGTGTTAATAATTACAAGACCGCTACCGCCAGCGCCACCATTCGAGCCAGCATCCTCTGACCCTGACCCGCCCCCACCGCCAGTGTTTGCTGTACCAGCAAGACCATTTGCAGATGTGTTCGATCCGTCACCGCCACCGCCGAGTCCGCCGAGACCTGCAGCCGGGATTGATCCGCGTTTACCAGCTCCGCCACCACCTGCATAATAAGTTGCTACGCCTTCAATAGTCGTTTGAATACCAATACCGCCATCAGGTCGTAGTCCTGAGTTACCGCCAGCAACGCCTACAGCACCACCACCGCCACCACCGCCACCTGAATATGGCGTAATGCCGTTATTAGCACCACCGTCAAAACCTTGCACAGGTGATGCAGTGCGAGTACCGCCGTTTAATGCGCTACCGCCACCGCCTGCACCACCACCACTACCACCATTACCGCCATCGCTTGACGCTGCCGTTCCACCTTTACCGCCACCAGTAGAAGTAATCGAAACGCCAGTTCCAATAATTGATGAGTTCGTGCCGTTAGTTGCATCAGCACCTACATAAACGCCACCAGTACCGCCAGCACCAACAACGATCGTGTAGGTGACACCGAGCGTAGGCGTGAACATTGTTTCAAGTGTGCCGAGCCCACCAGTCTGGCCGACACTGCATCGAGCGCCACCAGCGCCACCGCCACCACCGCTTCCGTTCATACCGCCACCGCCCCCACCTGCAATACAGAGAAACCCGACAGGCAAACCGCCAGAGTGAACAGCGCCAAGAATTTGCACAACTAAGCCTTAAGATTGCCGACAACAAACCAAGTATTTGTGTCGGTCTTAACACATGTTGCTACCGCGTACTGTGCATCTGTTTTTAATTTTGCACCAGCACTGTTAAGTGTCACACCAGCGCCTGCAGTAATTGTTACTGTGCCAGCGCCAAGTTGCGCAATATTGATTTGTGTGCCAATGCCGTATGCAACGCTGCTATTTGGTGGAATAGTTAACGCAATCGCAGCCGCATTTGAACAGGTAATTAGTTTGCCATCATCAGTTAAAACTGTTGTGTAGGTCGTGCCAGTCTGTGCGTTAATTGCAATCATTGCTGTAGCCAGCGCGTTTTGCTCTGCTGCAGTCAATACTTGCGCTGCTGTAAATACTTGTCGTGTTGCCATGATTGCTCCTTAGATTATCCTAAAACATTGTCTGAGTTAAGTATGCCGTACACCGCGTCATCAAGTATTAGTTCGTAAACGATCGTCGTAGGGCTAGTAAATAGCGCAATGCTGTGACCGTTGCTAATGCTTAGGCTGTGCTCGATACCTTCTATAGCCAATTCTTGCGCCAATTCTGTAGTGCCAGCACCGCTAGTAAAAGTTTTTTCTACCGTAATTGTGTCGCCAATATCTATTGTTGCCAGCGTGTCGCGCTGCGCTGTAGTCAACATGTTGAACTGTGTTTCTACGCTTGTGTACCGCGCCTCAGGCTCACCCTCTAACAAATACTCTGCTAGTGACAGTGCCGCAGCGTTATTGTGTAGCAACGACTCTGTGATGCTTTCAGTCTGTATAAAGTACACGCCCTGGCTGGCTAAGTCTTCTGCTACTTGTGGTGTGTGACCGCCAGCAATAGTTACTGACGCGCGATTAACAACTTGATCTGCCTCAAATGTTATGCCAACACCGTTGTACTTAAAATTTGTGCCATCATCGTGAAAGTCTGCAACCGACCCTGACAGCGTGTTGCCTAGCCTTGCATCAAAAGTAATGTCGCCATCTCGAGACATATAAAGCCTGCCTTGCTCGGCCTGTTGTATGCGCGAGCAATACTCAAGCACATTAACCCCAGCATCAATTGTGTACGCTGCAGAGCCGCCGAGAGTCTGTGTGCCTGTCGCTATGTCGCGTTGTGCTATCGGAAACGCAACCTCTGGCAAATCTAAGACCGCGCTAAGTCGAGCGCTGCTTAACTGCTCGCTGACATTGAACTCTGCAAAATATGTTTGTGCCAGCAAATAGAAATCGTCTGCACAATAAACAGTCACTGTGTCAATACCGCCTAATGCAAAGTTGTAGTCGTAGTTAATGATGTAGCCAGTAAACAAATACTCTTTAACATTGATGTCTGAGTATCGCGACAAGCGCACTTTGCGCATAGGCGCTAATCCTGGCTTTTGTGTCGTGCTGTCCCAATAGGGCGATTGCTGGTCAAAGGGATTAAAAATTCCGTCAGTGTCTAGCATCGTAAATGACATAGTGCCAGCGCTAAATTGGTCGCCTTGATCTCGCCTACCGCGCTTCACACCGACAGTCGTGCAACCATCTAACACCTCTGCAAAATTCGTTGTGCCATCTAAAACATAAGTTGTGTTATTTAATACGCCCTGCACTGCGTCATCTAAAATAAAAGCATCCTGCACAAAGCCTGTGTCAATCTCTAGCGAGTAGTTACCAGACCCGACAACAGCAACGCCAGCCACTACGCCACCTGAATATTGGCAGGCCCTGCAGACCTGTTATATGCGCGCAACGCATTAACCACCGCTTGACCTATCTCTGCGCTAGTTGACAAACCGCCAGTGACATTGACAGTTACGCCACCGCCACCGCCCATACCTGCACCAGCATTAGGGCCAGTCAACGGAATAATTGCCTCTGGGCCTTTCTCGCCAACCATCGCAAGCGTAGGTTTAGTAACAATGCCACCGTTAGCAAAGCCCGGAATGTTTATACCGCCTAAATCAAACCCACCCAAACTCTCACGCAAACTATCTAACTTGCGCAGCATGCCAATCAGTACGCCTAACGGCCCGGTCACAATCATGATCGAGTTACCAAACATGTCAAACGCTCGAGACATAGCAGAAAACTTGACCTCAAGAAATACCATTGCTGCAGTCAACGCAATCACTGCGGCTGCAACTAACACAAATGGGTTTGCGCTTGTCGCAACATTTAGCGCAATCGTTGCAATCTTTGTAAGCACAAGTGTGGCTTGATAAATTTTCATAGCAACATTGGCTGCAATAATTGCTGTCGCTAATGTGCCAATAACGCCGATAAAGATTAAAAACACATTTGTGTTTTCTTGCGCAAAATCCGCCATGGGCTTAAGAATTGTTAACAACTTTTGCAACGCTGGCAGTAGCGCCATGCCAATAGATTCTTTAGTTTCGTCTAACGCAATTGTCATGCCTTTCATTTGGCCTTCAAACGATTGCGCTGCGACAGTTGCCGAGCCACCAAACGAAACAGCAAGCGCCTCAGTAATATCAGTCATTGTTGACTCTGAATCAATAACACCTTTTAGCGATGGGTCTAGTTTTGTTAGCGCGCTAGTAGACCCGTTGTAAGCCTTACCAAGTGCCAGTGTGACAGTTTCTAAATCTTTGCCAGTAGCAGTGCTTATGTTTAACGCTGTCTCAAGTAACTTTTGCGCTTCCTCAGCCGAGCCAGTTGATCGAGTCAGGCTTGCCATCGCAGGCCTCAACTCGTCATCAGTCACCGAAAAAGCGCGAGACGATGCCGATATAAAACTTTCCATGCTGGCAATCTGTGCATCAGTAGCGCCAGTGCTAGTGCGCAATTGTTGCGCTAATAAATACTGCGCTTTTTGATCCTCTACTGCTGCCTTAGTCGCCAAGCCAAGACCTGCAGTAAGACCGCCCAGCACCGCAATAGCCGGCACCATAGCCTTCTTTAACGCAAAGCCTGCCTTAGCGCCAGCGCCTTCCAAATCCTTAAATTGTGCAATTGCCTTTTTGACTCCAGCACCGTCATACTCAGAAATAATAGGTATAGATAAAGCCATTACATGCGCCTCGCAATCATGCTTGAAACACCGTTAATCATTTGTTTCATCTCACGCTCAATGCCTCTACGCGCACGATACACCGCAGGCCCGATCACTCGAGTGCGACCAGTCTGCACTGGCATACCTTCTTGGCGCAAACTTGTGTCAAGTGTGTTTGCATTTGCGCGACCTGCAGTTTCAAACACTGCAGCCGCTTGATCTTTTTGAATGATAAGAATTACACCTACCGCGTTACGCCGAGTGTCAAATTTCATTTGCACACCTTTTTGCGCGTCAGCAACTCTAAACGCTTTAACTTTGCGACCAGTTTTTTTAGATGTCCACGCATACGCCATACCGCTTAAAGGAACCTCGCTGTATGCGCGCCGTCCAGCGTCAATTGCTGGCTGTGCAATGCGTGTCGCGTCAGCCTTAAATTGTTTTTGCAACTCTGGGTCAATTTGTCTAAGCGCGTTAATAGTTTGCTTGACACCTGCTACCTGCACTGTTGTGGTTGTGTTCATTGCTTGCGCTCTTTGTTAATAAGTTCTATAACAGTGTTCATATCGTCAATATCAAAAGCGATGCCAGCAGGCCAGTAACCAGTAGCCACAACAATTTGCGCTAATCCGTAGCGGTATGAACCGCGTCTACTTTTGGGCTGTTCTGTTCAACCACCTCTAAATTCTTTAACGACTTAATGTACTCATCTAGTTGTGCTGGGACTGTTATGCCTGATGTGCGTGACGCTTCGTAAGCCATGTATGCCAGGTCCTCGATACCTAGTCCGTCAGCGATCTGTGACACTTTGCGTTTATATTTGCGTTCCCATGCAACAATGGTCATTAGGTTTGTTGACACCGTTATTTGTGTGTCGTCATTAAATGTTGCTTTGAGTGTTAGTTGCATGCGTGTACCCTCTCGGTTGGTCTTGCGTTGTTAGTTCTCAGCGGCCAGTGCCGCGCGATCATGCGACCGCTTTAGTCAATACGCCACCGCTAAATGTCAGCGTGATTGTTGACAGTTCGCCCAAACTTGCATTGATTGGTGTGTGAGATTCAAGGTACGCGCCTGTGAGCGTGTAGGTCGGGTTTGTGGCTGATGCAGCGCCTGTAGCAGGTGCAACAATCAAAGTTGTTTGGATACCTACAAGACCGTAGATAGTTGCCTCAGTTTCTGACGCTGCATAAGACTGGTACAACTCAACCTCGATGCTGTTGTTCTGCAACGATGTCACTGTTGACGCACCGTACTTGCGTGCCGTGTCACCAAACGCTGTTGTTTCAAGTTGCTCTAACACATAGTTAACAGTCGCGCTAGTGCACTGATCTTGCAAGTCAACTGCATTGATCGTTACTTTAGGGTTTGATAGATAGACGCTGGTAGCCATGTGGGTTAATCCTTTTGCTCTGTGTTTATAGTTTTAGCAGATTTTTTAGGTTTTAGTGGGGATAGATGCCCAGAGTCAATTAAAAACTCTAGGTCAGTTGTCAGGTCACCTAGGTCAGCTTCTCGAATGATGTCGCCCCAGTTATAGCCGTTAAGTCGGTTGCTGGTCACTTCGTAATCCATCAGGTAGTGCTCGCTTTCATTTGTATGTTTAACGATAGTGCAGGGTAGTCAACACCGCCGATTGTAAGTGTTGTAGGTCTGCCATCAGTGACTGCTACTTTGGCTGCTAAGACTTTTGCTGCAATGTTAAGTGCATTGCGGTATGCGTCAGCGTTGCTAGGCCCGAGACTGATAACGGTCACTGGTATTGACATGTCAACGATGTTGCTGTTAAACGCAGTAAACGACATCGCATCTAGCAGTATGCATGGTGGCTGTACATTGCGTGTGTCAGTGACGCACACCAAGCCCGAAACTGCGTTAAGTGTTGTGGCAAGCGTGTTAATAGATGTGTTAAATAGATCGCTATAAGTTTGCGCAGCCATTAGGCGACCTGTGGTCTGTCAACACCAATCAACTGTTTAACCAGTGGCGACAATCCGTTAGTCGAGCCTGCAGACATTCCATCAAACGATGCAAAATCAGATATGCCACCACGCTGACGATACAAAGCGCCACCATACATGATCGTGCCCAGCGTGACATCGCCACCGGGCGAAGTAGTAAGACTGTCGTGATAGCCACATTCTTGTCGTCTGCGATAAATAAAATTGTTTGCAGCGCTTGCGCACTGTGTAACAAATGTTGTGTCATCAGCAGTCGCTGTCGCGATACCTAGCCATGTCAAGATTTGTGCTGCAGTAATCCAAGTACAGGTCTGCGTATAGGTGACAGTGCCAGAATAATCAACAACAAACTCAACACTCGTACCTGTGCACGCATACAACACCTGATTAGCCACTGGGTCGTTCTCATCAAATAGCAGTTCGCCAGTTGTGTTGTCAATGCCAGTAAATTTGTATTGTGGCAATGCAAGCACTGTGAATGTGCCTGAGAATGGTGCAGCTAATCCTGAGACAGTTACAGACTCACCTAACGCAATCTCTGACGCTTCGAGCGTGCTTATGCAGGCATAGTTGTTTAGTAATTGCTTAGTTTGTGTTTTGTAAGTTGCCATGGCGTTTAGTCCGCCATGCGACTAGGCGATTACGATGCCCTGAATGAACGATGACTTGGCAACAAATGTTGCAAAGTAACCGTAGTAACTGAATGTGCGACTAAGTGTTGACGGTACATCAACAGACAAGACGCCTTGTTGCGCTTCGTAGATTTCAAAGCCCGGTGCGTACACAACAAGCATTGTGCCGCTTGCAAAATTGTTGTCAACAACTAGTTGCAAGCCCATGACATTCATGTTGTTGTAACCCATGCCACCAACTTTGCCGATTGAGTTCTGACCGACAATGCCGTCAGTTACATAACCCAAAATTGGTCGCTTTGACCCATCTAACTGACTACCCAATTTTTGCCAAACATCTGGGCTTACGCAAAGATGAGTTGGAAAGTAATTTGAGTCCTCAGTAATTTCTCGTGCCGCGTCATACAAAGATTGAATTAAAGACGATGGGTCATTATCTGTCACAGTCCAAGTTGACCCTGATGCAGTCTTACCTGAGACCATGTTGTCTGCAGCAATGTTGTCTGTAGCAATCAAGTATTCGCCAGCAAGATCGTTTAATACAAGTTGCATTGATGCTGGGTCAGTAAAGTCCATGTCTTGTCGAGTCATTGTGACTTGACCTGCAACAGTTGTTTTAGTAACCGTGTTTGATGCGATCACCATTGTTGTTGCACTGACTGCACTGCCTTCGGTTTGTGTTGCAGCGCTGGTGTGCGTTGTGATTGTTGGTCGCACAAATGTTTTGCTTGGTGTGTTTGGCATTGCGCGTGCACCAAATGCTGTAACAACTGGTCGCACAAAGTTAATGTCTTGGAATAGTGGCCCGAGTACAGGTACTGGTAAGAGTCCTGGTGTGTCGGTTGTAAGAATGTCGCCAGCCGCTGCTTGCAATGCTGATTGTCGTTTCATCGCAGCTGCTTTTGCTGCTTGCTGAACATTAACGAGAGTGTCGCCACCGATGTGCATTGCTGCCAAATATTCGCCTGGTGTTGGCATAGCAAATTCGCGTGCAGGCTTAGCCCACAACTTGTCAACTACTGATGCTGCAACTTCGACTGTTGGTTCTACTGATTCCATAATTGTTTTCTCCTGTGTAGGTATAACTTCATTTAACTCTATTGGTGTATCGGTTTGTGGGATACTCGCTGCGACTTCTGTTATGACTGCACCGCTAAACGCGCCTTGGCTGACCATGCTTAACTCTGTCCACTCGGCCGCCTCAACAATCATTACGCCTTCATCGTCATAACTAAATTTTGTCGGGTTAATCCCGACCGATACCGAATCAATAACACCGTCATTTGCGAGTGTCAAATATTCATCACCCAGTCGAGTAGCGCTAATTTTGGCAACAAACATCATGCCTTCTGGCGTGTCCTCGCGCTCTGTATCT